TATGAAACAAGCGTATAATCCCACTGACTTTTCATGGATAACTGCATATAATTGAACTAATTGTTCTTGACCTTCTTTAAAGTCTTCAAATCCAATTATATTACGAGGTAATGTACAGTCTGGTCCAAACTCCCAAGTCATATGTAATCCATTATCGAAGAATACACCAGAGTATAATTTATTTTGTTCTGTCATAATATCTCCTTTGCTCTCTTACGAGCTATTTTATTACGTTGAGCTTTAGTTCTACCCTCTTTCTTTAGAGTATCATTAAGCTTACGTCTTTTTTGTTTTCGACTCTTTGCATTTCTATTAGGCATAATTATCTCCTTTCATAAAAAAAGAGAGCCACGCCTGACTCTCTATTTATTTTCAACACTCACCGATTTAATATTTAAACACTGAGCAACTTAATTGCCTCAAACCATCTGTTATGTTTTAATCTCTCCTGATGAGTCTATTGTATCATCAAGAATCGTTTAGACTAAGTTTAAGAGTATTGGCGTATTATTATGTATTTATCCTCCTGTGACACCCGCTTTTAAGGTAATGCCTTTCCCGTGCCGGTTAACCAGTGTAATCCGCACATTTTTACATCTTACTGGCATAGACTTTCATCATTTACTCTTTATCTATTATTTAACTAACTTTACAGTTAATCATAAAAAAAAGGGAGATTGCTCTCCCTCTTCTTTTACCAGAACCTTGCTAGTTCCTTTAGATTACTGATTACCCTCGTTAAGCATTGTAAATAATCAGGATTGATACGTCTTGTTTCAACCATCTGACGTTCACAATAGTTAATTAGGATTTTAACAGTTTGGTACATAGTTATCTCCTTGTTAACATTTAAATGTGGCTTTCTCTTATCTATAATTCATCCCTTTTATCTTTTACTGATGCAGTAATAGCCACAATAGGGGTGAGCTACTGTTGTCTGAAGTCCATTAAGCTTCCAGTAGCTCTTGAGCAGTCACTCATATAAATGGTAGCGGAGGTGGGATTCGAACCACTTATGCACGTCTAACTAGCCTCCGGGTTATGAGCCCGGCGAGATGCCACGGCTTACGCCTCTTCTCTACTCCGCAGATTTAATAATTAATGGAATGGTGCATCATCCAATATAAACATTACTACTAGTATTACATAGATGATTGCTAGTAACAGTATACCTGATAATCCTTCAACTATCATAGTTATGACAGTCTTCTGAGGTTTATGATAACTCATAGTCTTACTCCTTATGTTAATGCCCATGTTATTTAAATATGCTATATATATGTACTTTATATGATTATATCTTTATTTATGGTAGAATAAGAATAAATAAGTATAAAATAAAAAAAAGGGAACTGTAATAGCTCCCTTCTTATTGATATCCTTATAGTTATATGTTAATGTCTAGGTATTCACCTGTATGATTCTCAAGAGCTTTCCTAAGCTGCTCGACTGGTATCTGATATGTACCCTTAGGCTGTGCTAGTGCCTCCATCTTCTCTATAGTTTGCTTACCCGTAGAGAATGCGTCATCTAGATTATCATTAGTGCAGTACTCATCTATTAGACCTGTGACCTGCTTGACTACGCTACCCATCATATTGATACGATTACGAAGCTCTTGCCTGCCATAGATGTTATAGCCTTTAGTTGCCTTCTTTTGGAGTGCTACGTCCATACACGCTTCTATCTTATTAGATGTACTAAGTATATTGGTAACTGCAACAGCTACGATGCTCTCCTTAGTTGGTAACTTTATACCCTGACCTACGAAAGTGACCTGACCGTTAGTAAAATCAACCATAATTATTATCCTTTCTAACTTAATTTGTTGGTAGAATAAACATAAAAGGACCGGGGTGGTGTGTATATATAGGTGAGTATCAAAATACTATAATTTTTTGTTGTATATAACCTGGGCAGAGCATATATTAATTCAAATAAAAGGGAGAATGTTATGACTATTACATCTAAAGATTTATCTGGACCAGAGGCATATACGGGAGTTGCTCGTGATGAAGCTGAAAAAAAGTTGGAAGAATTAAAGAAGCTTCAGGCTGAGATAGATAAAATCAAGTTTGCTAAAAAGAAAAGTAAGCAAAAGAAAAATAAATAATATATATAATATAATATATAATATATATATATATGTAATAGGCTGTTGATTGAATCTTATGGCAGAAGAAATTGAAACTTTAAAAAATTATTCTTTAAAAGAATTAGAAGAACGTCTAGAAAAAATGTCTAGTGGAGATTTTCAATTTGGTAAATTGGTCATGATAGAAATAGATGGAAGTATGTATGAGATACCTGAGCCAGTTAATACTTTATTAAATAGCCTATATCGAATGTACAAAGAGGAATCAAAAAAGAATAAGCCTATAAAATAATATGGAATATAGAAAGATAAAGGGGGTTAAACATTACGTCTATGACGATATAGATGAATTTCAAAAAGACCACCCTGAGGAAAACGTATCACACGATTGGAAAAACGCTAAAGAAGGAGATTGGGTTGTAGCTGATGAAGACAGTAGGATATGTCAGTTATTGAAAGTAAGTGAAAAGATTAAGCATCCAAACGATAGACCTAATTATACACATAGCAAAGGATACGTCAGAACAGTAGTAGGGACATTCCTTCGAAATGATAAGACAAAGATGGATACAAATTTTGATGAACATCCTAATAGATATACATTCTCAAAAAAAATTAAAAATACAAATAGTAGGGTTAAAGAAAGAACAAGCACAACTAATAAAGAAAAAATATTTGCGACAACTGTAGCTGTAGGGACAGACGCAGTGAAAGCTTATATGGATGCTTTTAATGAGGAAGACAAAGAAAAAGCTAGAAAAAAAGCATTAGTTTTACTTAAACAGAGGAGAGTCATGGAAGAAATTGAAAAAAATGTAAAAGATGTAGCTAAAGCTCTAGGGGTAAATCACGAATATGTCCTTAGGTCTTTAAAACATTTAGCTGACTTCAGCGATGACCAAAATATAGCACTTCAATCATTGAAGGAGCTAGGCAAAGCTATAGGAACTCTTGGTGGACAAGTCAAGAAAGTTGAAACAGGAGTTGTCGGAATGTTTCAAGGGTTTAGCCCAGACGAGCTAAAGGGTGCAAGGAGAGAACTTTTAACAGATAAAAAGGAAGTATCGGATGCCTAATACATCAAATTATAAATTTAATAAAAAAGATTATGAAAAAGCCGCTGAGTTGGCAGAAAAGTATAATAGCCGATATGCTGCTGAGGTAATGGGAGTTCATGTAAGAACAATTAGAAAATGGAAAGCTATTGTTAAAAAAGAAAAGCTATTAGATGATTTTACAATAGAAGATACTCCCACAGGTAATGAACCTATAGGAGATTTAATTGAAAATAGAATTAAAAAATATGCATTAAAGAGTGATGCAAAAAATCATGAAAGACTAGTTAATGTAAAAATTAATATAGATGGACCGATTGGTGTAGCTCATTTTGGTGACCCTCATATAGATGATGATGGTACAAATATCGCTGAATTATTAATGCACGCAGATTTAGTTCAGAATACAGAAGGAATGTTTGCAGGTAATATTGGAGATAATCAAAATAATTGGATTGGAAGATTAGCTCGTCTTTATGGAGAACAATCAACTTCAGCTAAAGAGTCTTGGAGACTTACCGAGCATTTTATTTCAAAAGTCGATTGGTTGTATCTAGTGGGGGGAAATCACGATGCTTGGAGTGGAGCTGGAGACCCTTTGGAATGGATTTGTAGTCAAAGCAATGGAATATTTAACAATAATGGAGTTCGATTAAATTTGATATTTCCTAACAAAAAAGAAGTAAGGATAAATGCAAGACATACTTTTGCAGGACATTCAATGTGGAATACTGCTCATGGATTATCAAAAGCTATCCAAATGGGATGGAGAGACCATGTGCTTACAGCAGGTCATACTCATGTTAGTGGATACCAAGTTTTAAAAGACCCATCAACTGGATTGATTTCTCATGCTATAAGAATAGCGTCATATAAAGAATTAGATAGATTTGCTGAGGAGAAAGGGCTACCTGACCAAAATATATTCAAATGCCCAGTAACGATTATAGACCCAACTAAAGCAGACGATGACAATAGATTAATTACAACTATGTTTAATCCAGAGTCTGCTGCTGACTATTTAAAATACTTGAGAAGTAAATAATGCCTACACCTTTCATGTGTCATGACTGCGATAGTCCTACAATGAATAGTGATGGGATATGCGATAACTGTGTCGAGCCTACAACGGCAGACCAATACAATAAGGAATATTATGAGCAAGAGAAAGAGGGAAAAACCAACAATAAAGGAAATCACCCAAGCTATAGTTCAAATACAGGCAACGCAATCAAGCATAATAGATTGGATGAAAAAATTGCAAGAGAGAGTAGAATTAATAGATAATACTTTTGGAGCTTTCATAAGTATGGAAGGTCTTCACGATAAATTGAGTAAGTTCATTCAAAGTGAAATAAAGAAGAAAGAAGAAGATGGCGAACATAAACAGTCAAAACGTAAGCGAAGCAGAAGAAGCACTTCTACTAGCAAGTAAGGATTTAATTGCTTTTGGCAAATTATTCTTGCCTGACGATTTCTTACGAAGTGAGACTCCAGCATTTCATTTTGAAATGGCAGACTCTATTGATAATAAACAATGTAAACAGTTGGCTATTATTCTTCCTAGAGGTCATGGTAAAACAGTTCTTACTAAGGCTAGTATAATAAAAGATTTTTGTTTCCTTGATGAAGATATGCACTTTTATGCTTGGGTGTCTGCTACACAGAAACTTTCTGTTGGAAATATGGATTATATTAAGTATCATTTTGAATATAACGAAAAAATTCTTTATTATTTTGGAAAGCTAAAAGGAAGGAAATGGACTGAGGAAGATATAGAATTAACAAATGGTTGTAAACTTATTAGTAAAAGTAATGTAGCAGGTATTAGAGGAGGAGCAAAGCTTCATAAGAGATACGACCTAATTATACTTGATGACTTTGAACATGAACAAAACACTATTACACAAGATGCGAGGGCTAAAAATGCGAACCTTGTCACTGCTGTTGTTTATCCTGCTCTTGAGCCTCATACCGGTCGTCTACGGGTTAATGGTACTCCTGTACATTATGATTCATTTATTAATAATCTTCTTACTAGTCATGCAAAAGCTAGGAAGGGGAATAAAGAATTTGCTTGGAAAGTTATAACTTATAAAGCTATACAAGACGATGGCTCGCCTTTATGGTCTAGCTGGTTTCCTATAAGCAAATTAGAAGAGAAGAAGAAGTTCTATAGAGATTCTGGGACTCCTTCTAAATTTTATCAAGAATATATGATGGAGGTTCAAAGTGAAGAAGATGCAGTTTGGACATATAAACATATCCAATATTATGATGGATTTTTTGAAAGACATGACTCGCAAAGCTACATTAGTATCGATGGGGAAAGGATTCCTGTTAATACTTTTATTGGTTGTGACCCTGCCACTGACATTGATACTAAGGAGTCTGACTTTTCTGTTATCATGGTTGTTGCGGTGGATGTCAATAATAATCTATACGTCTTAGAGTATGAAAGGCACAGAAGTATTCCTACTTTAGGAGCTAAAGATAAAAAAGGTAAAATAATCGATAAAAAAGGAGTTGTTGATTATATTATGGAACTTCATGAGAAGTATAATTGTACAAGCTCCACAGTGGAAGATGTAGCTATGAATAGGTCGGTATTTCAAGCTCTCAATGACGAGAGAAGAAGGCTAAACAAATTTAATATCGCTGTTATCCCAGAGAAGCCAGGAGGGACTCAGAAGAGAAATCGTATTTATAGTGGTCTTTCTGGTCGCTTTTCGCTAGGGGCAGTATTTATTAAAGAGAATCAGTTTGATTTAATTAACGAAATTGTTACATTTGGACCGAGAATGGCACACGATGATACCATTGAGGCTCTATATTATGCGAATTTATATGCATTTCCTGCTAATTTATCGCAAAATAAAGAGAAAAAGTGGCAAAAAACTAGAAAAAAAGCCAAAAGTTGGGTGGTTGCATAATGATTAGTATTTCACAGATGAAATCTTTGATTAAAAGTACTTGTTCTCAAATGGGGGATAAGTTTGCTTCAGATGATGCCGTTAATCTTGTATTAGCTACTGGTATTGTAGAGAGTCGATATGAGTATATTAGGCAAATGGGTGATGGACCAGCGAGGTCATTTTGGCAAGTAGAAGCAGCTACAGCAGTAGACAACTTAGCTCATTACCTAAAACATAGAAAAAAATTAATGTCTAGATGTGCAGAAGCAAGTTTAGTTGATTTAAAGCATTGGCAGAACTTAGATGAGAGGATATGGGAAGAAATATTAGAAAAGAACATAGCTGCAGGTATTGTTCATTGTAGATTAAAATATTGGAGAGTTCCCAAAAGAATGCCTAACACGATTGAGGGAATGGCGAATTATTGGAAAAAATATTATAACACAGAGCAAGGGAAAGGAAATCCTGAGCATTTTATTGATGCTTCTAGGAAATATCTAACGTAATGGCAAAAAGAGGTAGAAAGAAAAAAGCAGAGGTAATCCTCGATTTATGGAGGAAAAGTAATAATTATTCAAGAAGAAAATGGTATAACGATAGTCAAGCTGCTAATGACTTTTATTTAAACGACCAATTAACTCAAGACGAAAGAGATGCGATAATAGAGTCAGGGATGCCAGATTTTATTATAAATAGAATCACACCTGCTATTGATATT